TGAGGCTGGCGATCCTCATGACCTCGGACTCTATCTCAAGGCAGCATTGCATACTATTCCTAAGAAAAATGACCTTGCTTTCTGGGATACTTTCGCTGAGATGTTCGGAATGCCTATGCGTGTGGCTAAAACGATCTCTCGCGATGAGAATGATATCCGCAAGATCGAGCGTATGATGGATACCATGGGAGCGGAAGGTTATGCCGTTCTCCCGGAAGGCACGGAAGTTGATATCAAGGAGTCTTCTCGAACTGATTCCTACAATGTCTACGACAAGCGTGTAGATCGTGCCAACTCTGAACTGTCAAAGCTCTTGATAGGTCAGACTATGACCATTGATGACGGATCGTCTCTTTCACAGTCACAGACCCATCTGTCTGTCTTCGAGAACCTCGTAGAGCAGGATGCCGACAATCTCCGTGATATTGTCAATAATCAGCTTTTGCCAAAGATGATCATGCATGGATTCCCTTTGCAAGGGCTTATCTTCGATTGGGATGAGTCCACCGACTACACACCTGAACAACAGGTAGCATACGAGACTATGATACTTAACAATTTCGAAGTTGATCAGCAATACTTTATTGATAAGTACAATATGCCTGTAGGCGAACGTCGTACACAGGGTCTCGTCGGCAATGATGAGTCTGACAGTAGCTCCAAATCTTCAAATAGTAAATCTACAAAACCTTTTTTCGACTAAGCCCCGCTAGCTATGTGGGGCTACACAATCGCTACGAGCATATTCTCAACACACAGATTGCTCATCTTGCCAAAGGAAAGAATATTCCTGAAGAACAAGTCCAGCGACTCACTGCAAAATTCGAGTCCATGATGCATGCTCTCCACAAGGAGCAAGGCTCATCACTACGTATCCAGATCCTTGCCGAGCCCGAGGTGCAGTCCTTCATCAACGAGCATGCAGCCATCCTCGATAGCTCATACCAAGACGTAAATATGTCCAATGTAATGCGCGAGCGCCTTAACCGTTCAGACTACATCTTCTCTGGTATCAAAACATTCCACGAGCTTCACGAAGCATTCCCTAAGCTCACCGATGAGAACGGCAATCGAAAGCCATTCAACGACTTTTATAACGACGTTCAAAAGATAGATTCAACATACAACCGCAACTATCTCCATTCAGAGTACAACTTTGTAAATGCATCTGCAGATATGGCAGCAAAGTGGGAACGCTTTGCACAAGATGGCGATCGTTATAATCTGCAATATCGTACCGTAGGCGACGATAGAGTCCGTGAGGAGCATGCAGGACTCGATGGTATCACACTTCCCATTGACGACCCCTTCTGGCATACATACTATCCACCTAACGGATGGAATTGTCGCTGCACAGTAGTCCAGGTTCTCAAGGATAAATATGAGGTTACACCTCACGCCGAAGCTATGGCAATGGGAGAGGCTGCCCTTCAGACGGACTCTAAAGGTATCTTTAGATTCAATTCTGGAATACAGCGAAAGGCGGTTCCTGATTATAACCCTTACACCATCAAGCGTTGCAACAATTGTGACATTGCCAAGGGAAAACTCTCACTCGCAAAAGCACCCGACAATGAACTATGTGCAGCTTGCCGCTTGCTACGTTCCTTTAACGAAAAAGACAAGAAAAGAATCGAAGACAACAAAAAACAATATAGAAAGTATCGTTCCGACCATGATTACAAAAATGTTAAATTCGACAAAACAACTGGTGGTTTAATGGCTACTCATATTAAACATAATTTCGATAAAACAAAAGGATGGTATGAAGAATTAGCCCAAACAACAGGATTTAAAAATGGACATGTCGTAATACTGGAAGAAGAATCCCACAACATTTTTAAACAAAGAAATTGTGAAGGATTATGGGATGGTAAAAAGTTTGAAATAGCAGCTGCAGAAACAGTGGAAACAGGAAACATCCGAAATGCTCTTAAACATTGTGCAAAGAAGCCTGACTCAGAGATTGCAGTCATTGTCTTTCCTGAGAAAGAATTTAATTTAAAGAAATTCAATGATGGATATTATCGCTATCTTGGATTAAAAGGTACAAAACAATATAAGAAGTTTGATATGATATATTGTATTAGTAAGGACTACAAAATCATATATAAGAAAAAACCCAGCTAACATGGCTGGGTGGAACGAGGGGCGGTCTCTGAAGGTTTACCGTACCCTCGCACTGCAAACATACTAAAAAAATCCGTTACTTCCAAGGAAATAACGGATTTTTTTTGTTTTTTCTCTTATTTTTAAGAGATTACTATAAAAACATCTCACAATCATACTTATAGGTATCAACGACTTCGACAATCTCTGAGTGATTATGATTGCTGGTACTTTCTAGCAGCATCACATTGCCGAAATGATCACCATCTAGACAAACCATTGCTCTCGCTATCTTATCCGGTAGGTCAAACTGTTTTAGTTCGGTGGTCGGGATGTTTTCCACATCACTTGCCCCATACTCGCCTTTGAAGTCCGTCACGATATGTAGTTTCAATTGACTACATGCATGACACACCATTCGTGATCCGTCCTTTATACGTTGCCAGTCTATTGGCATAAACTCTACAAATACAGCCGGGCGTTCCCAAGGTGATTCTTCATCGATGAACTCAACATTCTGGTTCCACATGTTTACGTACTTCACTAGTTGCTCATCATCTTCACCTTTCAGGCTCAGTAAAGCTTCTGCTATCTTAACATAAAGTTCCTTTCTCATTGTTCTTTGATTTTTAGTTCATATTCAAAAAATTCTTTCAAATTGTTTGTGATAATCGTCTTGACTCTTTCTTCTACCTGAGTATTCGTTCCGACAAACTTGCGTTGAGGAATCTTTATTTCTGTGCCAACCTTCTTCAGCGCCATATACTTCCAAAAAGCAGCCTCTGTTGTTAGCCTTACTGTTCGCTTGTCCCGTGATGGACTTCCATCCTTCCGTCGGCCAAACGAACCCTGTGCGGCATACATCTTTGCCCAGAAAAACTTCTTCATTCTCTCTGTCACCTTGATAGTGCCACCTTCGTTGTGCAATTCACCATAAGGAGTATCATACACAAACTTGATGACATTACCATTCGTTTCAGAGTGGAAGCTTCTGCGAAGCCTGCCTGTGTCAACCAAAGTCGCTCCTCCTGGCCTTAGAGGAGAGTGGCGGCGTTCCCAAGCCTCATTAAAGAAACCCTGACGCTGAAAGTTCCTGTCGAACTCGTCACTGTATTCTACCTCTATGTCACGGAGAATGCGACTTATGATGATATCAGTATTACTACTTGCCATCTTCATCGAAATTTAAGAACCCCTCAAGCTCTTTCGGAATCGTCATATCACATGTCGCTGGAGCATTCAGCATATTGTAATAGGTGCGTTCTGAGATGCCGAAGACAGGATAAATATATCGACGCCATATTTCACGGTTCGATAGCCCACTTTTCACATGCTCATCATAGATTCTGTTCACCTCTCTTACGCGCTTAACATAACTTACTCCGCGTCTACGTTCTTCCATGTGCTTTCTTCTTTTTAGGGTTCAATTATTTGGCTCAAGATTATAATCTACAAAAACTCGGCTCTAGTTTTTGCCATACGCCGTTCTTGTCACGTCTGCTGAAATAGTAGTTTATCGCCGTCGACTGAACCACATTGCTCTCACGGAACAAATTCATGATATCTGAGTATTCCTCGTCAAACTTATCTTCAAGTTCATACAGCTTTGATATACTCTTGTAATCCAGTTCTCCCTGACGGTTACGACTAAGCAACGTCATTGCCAGTTGATACATCGGGTCCTCGCTTCCTTTCTCGCTCCTGGTGATATACTGCTTCAGATATTCTATCAGTCTTTCTGCGGCCATGTCGGCACGCTCGTCAAAGCGCTTTACTTTCTGGCTCTTCACCTCAAGACGGAAATTTCCGTCTGTGATCGTGTAGTTACTCTGACCGTCTTTCTTCACTTGACCATAATCACGCATCATGGCAATGAATGCCTCTACGTCATTGTCTAGCCAGTCCTTGAAACCGACAACGTTGTCAATCGTTGTCTGAAGGTGTTTCTCCACTGCGCACATGAACTCGGCCCTCAGAGCCTCGTAGGCCTCGCGATTTTCGATGCGCTCGTTCTTTTCTTCTTCCTGCAGCTGTGCCAACAGTTTTTTCTTCTCATCCTTGCTCATACCGTTGAGCATCATCTTTTCTTTTTCCATTGTTTGATATTTTTAATTACTGATATTGTTGTTAAATGGAACGATCATAGCTTTGTGCTCCTTTTTGCCGGCTTTGTTCAGCATGGCCCTTAGCTTGGGCCTCAATGCCTTCAGCTCTTCAAGGGTCAAATGCCTGAAAGCCTTACCGGCTATTCTCTTGTCTTTGCAGAAAAGGTCTACTCGGTTCCAATCTGTAGTATCTATACCGATCTTGGTCATCAGTGTAAGCACTTCCGATCGTGCCTTTCTCCGGTCTGATTGGTATGTGTTACCCGTAGATAGTTCCAAAGCTTCGCACATCGCTTCATATTCCTTGGCGGTCATCTCCCGGAGGTGACAGGTGCGTCCGTTGGTATAGATATTCACGATGTCCTTTTTGAATTCCTCTTGTTCGACCTTCTGTTGCCTTGTCACTATGGCCAAGGTCTTATAGAATCTTCTGTAGTTTCGCATAACGGTTTCCAGTTTATTGTTATGTATGCATAAAGTTTTCCACTACCCATGCACCTTTCACATTTTTGTTTGATTCGTTGTCCCTGGCTATAGACGTAGTTCCAACCATTGCCTTTACAGTCCGGACAAACAAATTGTTGTTCTACTTGTGTTTCCACATCGAGTTTCTCTGGTGGAGAAAGCACAATGATCTTTTCTGTTCTGCTCATAACTCTTTGTTTTTATAATTGGTTAGATGTTCTTACTACTCCCTCTTCCCATACCGTGTAGTAGCTTCCTGCATCTGAGGAGAATCGACCTGCACAGAAGGCCTTGAAACCCACAACCCTTATCTTTATACCTGCAAGATATCTCAGTTTCACTGCATCTGCGCCCATAGGCTGGCTTTTCTTCTCCTGCGATATCACTACAAAGCACTTCGATTTGAATCTCTTCTTCAACTCTACCATCTGATCATAACTCCAGCCTGCTACCTGTAAGGAGTCCAGGATTACGAAATGTGCGCTCTTATGTTTCTGCAGCCTTTTCACCACTTCTTCGTATGTGTCGTTGATTACTACTCTGAATCGGCCTTGTACTTCATACATCCTAAACAATTTGATTCGGTCTTGGAAACTTTTCGAGATACCTTCCTCATAACTCAGGTACAGTACATCTCCGTAATTACATAGTTCTTTGGCCAGTTGCATGACAAAGGATGATTTTCCGCTCGCGCTTGCGCCACTGATGAACCACAACTCATTGACGGCTGGTTTGCCGAATGGAACGCTCCATTTCTCACCCCATGGTATTACTTCGTATTTCTTCTTACTTATTTCTTTTGGACTGAATGCTCTCATAATTTCTCAATAGGTTCTTTTATGTTAACTTTCGCTCCGTACAGCTGTACTATGTTCGCTGCAAATAGGGTGTCTGTCGTTTCTATAACCACTTTTCCTCGGGTCTTGGCTCTTCTTAGTCTTAGATCTGTCTTGGTTCCTTTTATCATCCAGTCCTCTACGATGTGGGCTGCTGTTCCACCCGGTACGAGCAGTTGGAACAGCGTCCCTTGTCTGAATTCTTTTGTAAACATGTTTATGATCTCTTTAATTTTTCAATTTCCGTATATACTCTTCTCAATCCACCTTCGCATTTCCTTGCTATTGCTGCGGCATCTATATTCTCAGGGACATTCACCTTGGCTACTAATGTCGCTTGGCTGATCAGGAATTTCTTCTTAGTCTTCTCATCATCCGGGGTTACCTTCGAGAACTTGCCACCATATCTTGAGAACATCTCGGCATATCCCACTTTTCTGTACTCCGTACCAAGTTCTATCTTCTTCTGTAGACCGTCAGCCCCCATCATATACCAACCACAGCAATGCTCCGTTGCATTCCATATTGCCTTGAGTTCCAAGAATGCATCATATTTCAGGTCTCCGGCTTCGTCAAGGATTACCAACGGTTTCTCTATCGAGCGGAGATAATATACTAGGTCTTCATACACCTCATGATATGTTCCTTTGGCGGATGCACCGAACTCCTTGGCTATCTTTCTGATCAGGCGGCTTTTGGTCTTCACCTGTGAGCAGTCTATATATATACTGTTCTTGTGGTTCTGTACATACCATTTTGCTGTGAAGGTCTTGCCGATATTGGGTAGGTCGCATAAGATAGCGCTCAGACCATTCTGTTGACAGAACTGTAGTTGTGTGCTCACATACTTGAAGGTCTCGGTCTTTGCGATCTTCCACGGCTCCTCATCTCTTAGGTTTACGTTCAGTTTACGTGCAATGGAAAGCCAGTTGGCATCACTCAGGGCCTTGTCCGTTTGGCCGTTCTTCACCATTGAGTATACACTTCCGCTTATGCCCAAAGCTTGGGCATGCTTAGCGTCACTTGGAAATCTTTCACGGTCGCCATTGATAGCAACTACGATCTTTGTTTTCTGTTCTGATGTAATCATGATCTTAAATTTTTAAATTGTACTTTATTCTATTGGCCTTCGAAGGGGATTCGAACCCCATATCTCTTTGCAGTATTCTTCCGTTTGAACTACGAAGGTGCCGTCTTTCCGGCTGTCTTTGGGAACTAAAAATCTTCAAGTGCCTTTGCACTGTAATCTTCTACATCCGGAGTGGTGTCGTCTATGATCGGAGCTTGGTTTGTTAGTTCTCCTACAACCTCTACTTCTTCATCCTCTTCTTCCGTCTTCTTCAGTATACCGACTTTACCGATCTCGTGGGCCTTGATGTATGCGTTGAAGTGGCTGATCTTCTTCTGTTGGGCTATAAATATTTCGTTGTCCTTATCGGTCAGTTCTGCTGCTGCAGTATTGAAGGTGCCGATCTTTTCGAGCTTGTCTATAG